TTGAAAAAGACCGTACCCGGCACAGATATTCCGTGCAAAATCAAAGACTGGGAAGCTTACAAGGAAATCCTGTTCAAGGATGTTGGGGAGAACGAGCAATGAAAATCATTACATATCCTGACGGTCGTTCAGAACAGGTTGGAACGCCGTTAGAACTAGCGCAGTTTATGTTTGGTTTGACTGAATATCAAACTATGCAGAAGTTCAAGAAGCTGATTGATTCTATTCCGCAACAGATTGAAAACCCAAAGAAAAAACGCGCATCTAAAAAGAAAGCAGGCGAATCTGATGCAAACTGACAGAGGAATCTACCACAAGCGAGTGTGTGACCGCTGCGGAGCAGTTCTGGGCGGCAGGATGATGAACCCCGACGAATACTTCAAGGACTGGGCGTGGCGCAGGGACACAGGCGACCTGTGCCCGGAGTGCTATGAGGAGTATAAGCGAGTGATTGGACGGTTCAATGCCAACAGAAGGAGAAAGAGAGGGCAGAGATAATGGATGTTTACTGCACCACCGAACATTGCTCTTGCATGGGCATCAAGCAGTTCTCTGCTGGAAAAGCTATCCGATGCACAGCAGAATCCTGTGAGAACAAATCAGAGCCGTCCTGTGGCTCTTGCAAATGGTACGCAGAGCCAGAGGGCGTGTGTGTGAACGACCAGTCAGAACACGTTGCAGACTTCGTGTTGGACGAACGTGGATGCAAAGAATGGGAGAACAAAGATGACAACAGGGGAGAAAATCAGGAAGCGAAGATATGAGCTTTCCGTAACTCGACAAGAACTTGCAAAACAACTCGGTCATGGTTCAAACTACATTGCAAATGTAGAGCTTGGCTACAGGATTCTTGGCGAGCGAGAACTTGAAATTGTAGCAGACTATCTAAAATGCAACGCATCTGACTTAAAGTCTACGTTAATTGACCCCACCAATGACGATTTCGGAGCGGTCTGCAACTGCGCTGTCCGCTACTGCTTGGGCAGACGGTCATATATGCCTAGCCTTGTCTGCGGACACATCACACCGCTTTTGCCGGAGCTGACCGACAAGACGCTTGATTGCTTTGAGCGTGACATTGCAGAGCGCAAGCGGACAGGCTTTGACTTTGACGATTCCTGCGACTGCGAAACGTGGGATGCGTTCTACAAGGCGGTTTGCAAGGAGATTGAAGGGAGAAAAAGCAATGAGTGACGTTTTGATGGGCGTTTTGCTTTCAATTTTTGTTGGAATGGTGGTTATTGTTAACGTCTGCACATTTGAGTATTTTGCATGGATGATTGCTGGAGGAACGTCTATATACGGAATGGCTATTGAAGCATTAGCGCATATGATTGCTTTTGCTATTGGCTTTTATCTGCTGTGCGTCAAATATAAGAGGTGATAGAGATGGCTAACACCCTTTGGTATCCAGCAAGCGAACCGCCACGAAAGCGGACGCAGCCTTTGTTGCTTGCGACTAAGACAACGTGGCGTGATAAGGATGGAAAAATGTTGCAAGGAATCTCGCCGACAGCATACTTTCTAGGCTGTTACGCAGATGGTCAATTCTGGGATGAGATAGGTGAGAGATTGCCGAAAAATGTAACGGTGACGCATTGGATGGCGTTTCCGATGGTGTAGGAGGACAATATGAGTGAAAGCGAAGTGATTTGGCACTCCATTGAAAAAGAAGGGCTTCCACCTAACGATTGCAATGCGGTGCTTGTTTCAATTCAAACCCTTAAAACCCTTATTGGAGACAAACCAGAAGTATTTGAGGCGGTTTGGAAGGGTCGATGCTGGGCTGATACCTACGAAGGCTACTACAATTTCGAGAAAAGCGAGTTTGGCGAAAAGTACGCACAAGTGACGCACTGGGGCAAATATGCCAGAACCACCTACGGAGGACTAAATATGGATGGATTTGAAGCGTTAACAGAAGCGATGAACCGATGTGCTGCATCAATTGAACAGCTTGCAAATGCTATCAGACAATCCGAAACGCGGTGTGGTTACATCAAGCAGAAGCACAATCGACCTGTATACCGTAAAGGCGCAAAACTACATGAAGGCCACAAGCGAATTATGAGAACGAGAGAGGGATTTAGAAAGTGAAAAAGCTTGAATTTCCTGAGGATTTCTTTGCATACGAAAACCCAGACTGCCCCGACAAGGACATTGAAAAAGCCGTGAATAGAATGAAGAATTGGATGAAGGGCGAAACCTATAAGAGCAACCCTTGGTTCTTTATGGCAGCTGGTAACTATCTGATTGTCGGTCTGATTGCTGAGGATGGGCAGAAAACAATCTACGTTGCGCGGCAATATTATGAGATAGTCAATATTCCGGGCGAAGGTTGGCTGCGTGAATCTGACGCTGAGTGCCCGGTTTAAGGAGAATTAAAAATGGAAGAACTCAAGAGATGTCCGTTCTGCGGTGGGGAAGTGGCTATTGCAGAAACAGGGACTGATGTAAAGAAATGGATGTTTATTTCGAGAGCGCACGGAGAAAACAAATGCACTTGCCGTGTTTTTATGGAAAGTGGGGAGTATTGGTTTGATTGCTCCGAAAAGGATAAAGAAAGAATTAAAGCCGACCTTATCGAAGCATGGAACAAACGCTACAAAGAGGACTGAAAATGGAGCAGGAACACAAGCCGAGAACATCAATGATTCTTCTGTTGGAACACGTTCATGCGATGGACGAGCTGACAGACGAGGAATTGGGAGCGTTCGTCCGCAACTATGCACAGTATGTTGAGACTGGACTTGAGCCAGCATACGACAACGATCGTGCTATGCGGATGCTCTGGAAAGTCGTTAAGGCGTTTGATGATATGAACGTGCAGAAGATGGAAGAACGTGATAGACGTAGACGAGAAGCAAACAAGAAAAATATAAACAAGCGTTGGAACGATAAAAAATACGAAAGCATACCAATGGTATCACAGGATACGAATGGTATAAATGGTATACCAAACATACCAACTGATACGAATGGTAGCTTATCTGTATCTGATTCTGTATCTGAATCTGACAAAAAAGAAAAATGTGAAAAGAAAAATGCCAACGAAGTAAAACGCTTCAAAGCACCGACTGTCGAGCAAGCCAAAGAATACTTTGCGGATAAAGGCTACATGGAATCAGAAGCAGAGCGGTTTGTTGACCACTTCACGGCAAATGGCTGGAAAGTTGGCAAATCGCCTATGAAAGACTGGAAGGCTGCTGCACGGAACTGGATGCGTAACGTGAAGGACTGGAACGGTGGCTATCAGCAGACAATGGCTGAATTGCCTGACGAGGGAGACTTTCTGCGGTGAATATTGAAAATCAGACCCAATACATCCTGCTGGGGGCAGTCCTCACGTTCTCGGAATATGCCGATGTGCTGCAAGACCTTAAAATCGACGATTTCTGCCCTGAACTGCGTGATACATTCGCTGCCATTTGTGGCTATTGGGAACACAACGACAAGTGGAACCCGGTAGAAGTCATGGGGCGGTACGATAACTGCAAGAAAGCAATGGGTGAATGTCTGGATGCCTTCGGTGCAGAGTTCATCCGCAACGTCACTCACGACATGATGCTTGGATGGGCTGGAATCGTCAAGGAAAAGGCGGCATTGTCCAGAGCCAGAGAGATTGCATTCAAAATCGTTGATGGCTCGACCAGATATGCAGACCTGACAGGCATTTATGAGCAGCTAGGCGAAGCTATAAACCTGCACAACGAGAGAAGCGATTTCATCCCGATGTGTGACGGCATAGACAATTACATCCGCAAGCTAGATGATAAGCCGGAGTATATCAGCACAGGGCTTAGAGTGTTGGACAACAACTTGCATCTTGTGCCGGGCAACTTCGTTGTGATCGGCGGCAGACCATCTGCCGGTAAAACAGCTCTGTCCTTGCAACTTGCCTGTGAAATAGCAAAAAACGGACGCAAGGTGGCGTATTTCAGCCTAGAGACCGACCCGGACACGCTCTATGCTCGTATTATCGCAAACCAGCTAGGCGTACCGCTGCACACGGTCAAGAACAAGACCGTCAACATTAACGAGCTTGACCGGCTGGCGGCTATCAAGAAATATCCGCTATTCGTCCGCTCTGCCGCTGGTAAGAGCGTTGGGTGGATTAGAACGCAGTCCATCAGGATGCAAGCTAAAGTGGTTTTCATTGACTATTTGCAGCTTATCCATCAAGCCGGAGCGAAAGACCGATACAGTGCCGTTACGGAGATCAGCATGGCACTACATGAGTTCGCACAGTCCACGGGAACGCTGGTGGTAGCCCTTGCGCAGCTCAATCGAGAGACCGCAAGAGCAGGCATCCCACCGACCGCCGCAGACTTGCGAGAATCCGGGCAAATCGAGCAGGACGCAGATGCAATTATCCTGCTGGCGCAGAACGTGACCACAAAAAAGCGACCAGAGCCGCATTATCACTTTGCGCTTGAGAAGAACAAAGAGGGCAACGTGGGGTCGCTGGACATCACGTTCCAGATGGAAACTCAGCAGTTCAAAGAATGCGTGTGGATGTAACGAGAGGAGAATAAACATGAAATACCGCAAGAAGCCAGTTGTTATCGAGGCATTCAAACTTAATGCACGAGGCCTT